CCTTCGACGCTGGGGTGTATCGCTTGGCCGTTGCTGTTCAGCGTGGACCGCTCAACACCGTCAACCGTAATCGTCTCCTGTCCTTCGGGTAATGGGGTTTGCGTGGTTAAGGGTTGATCGAAGGCGGATTGATTATAGTTATTGTCTTTTGTTTCAACGTCATATTTAACAACAACATCACCCGCATCAATGCCGTCGAAACCTTTTTCAATAACAAACTTTGCAGGATCAGGATACGCCTTATTAAATTCACGGATATTTGTGAAATCTGAATTTTGTAAAACCCAATCAGAAAATGCGTCACGACTCCTGATGATTAATGGCTTAGATGGATAACCGTTTTCAACCTCGCTAATGTCACCGTATTGTTTTGCCAGTTTTTTATCTGGCGTAGAATACAGGCCTTTTCCAAGCATGGAAACGCCACTGCCTTGGCCATCTTTAGCAACGCCTCTATAAAGTTTTTTTGTCATTTGCTTATTTTGACTTAAAAACTTTCCACCCCCAACCATAGAGTTAATATCAACCGGATATTGGCTATAAAGCTCTTTAGGCGTCATGCCAAACTTGCCCGCTTGCACGCCGTAATACTGGCTCACCAACGTGGCATATCGATCATGCACATAAGGCTTAAACCGGCCCAGGTTGTTTAATTGACCTTTGACTTGCGCATGGATATCGTCGATTTCGCGCGCCACTGTTGCCGCGTCCATGCTCATATTCAAAGCGCTTTCCAGTTCGCCTTTTAAGGCCTCAGACTGGTTTGTCATGAATTCTTGCGCTTCTGCCGGGGTCATGTCTTCATGATCCAGCCGCACATGATCAGACAATAACGGACTAAAATCCTGATCACTCAACCGCGTCACATAATCACGGGTAGATATCGGCACTTCACCGCCCGAGGCTAAAGCCAATTGCAACGGTTCGGACAGTTCCGGCATCACTTCCAACACCTTGTCAGCAATCCCGGACTGCATGAACGCATTAGCATTCAAGAATACCTGATCACCGCCCATTTCAGCGGCCACATCATCAACCACCTTGCCCACTAAATCACGATCCCGACCTAATACCTTGCTGGCTTGGGCCAGTTTATGCAGTTGCTCAAACGCGGCTTGTTGATTTTGCGCACGTTTGGCCCGTTCGGTTTCGCTCATCCAGCGTGATGCACCATGACCGATTGCTGTCATCCCCCCGGCGCCGACTACCGTAGCCACTAAAGTTTGTAACGCGGCTTCAGGTCGCGCGGCTAAAAAATCTTTAAAAGTGTCATCTGGCTTTAAAATGCTATGTTCGTTGTAATCCTGTAACAACGTGGCCGCTTGCTCGCTGGGGATTTCTAACGCCAGTTGGTTTAAAAAGGTTTTGCCAAAACTGGAGCCGACTTTGACATCACCCACCAACTTTAAAAACGGTGCCGCTTCGGTTCCGTATTCAATTGCTGCATCACCGCCCGCATACAACGCCGACAATTCAGCACTTAAGCCTTTTTCGCGGGCCTTGCCATACGATTGACCGCCCGTAATCGCCGCCAAGGTGTTTAAGCCTATCGCCGGGTTTCCGGTCGCTAGGGCTATCGGGGCGGTTAACAGGTTTTGCGTTAACGATTGCACACCGGAATAGATGCCGGATTCAATCGGGTTATCGGCTTTTGGGGTGAAATACTCGCGCAAGGCGGCTTGATTTTGGCGTAATTCGCGCATCCTGTTCGATAGCGGCTGGCCCAATACATCCGGCACACCCATAGCCCCGGCAATAGGCGTGGTCACGCGGGAAAGCATATCCGCGCCAAATTCCAAGTTACCGGCCATCCCTTCGCCAAACCCGGCCACCCCGGCTAATGCCGATTGCTCCAGGTTATAACCGCCTTGCAAAATCGAGCGTACCGACTTTTCAATACCGGATAGGTTTTCGATATCGTCGTAAACAATCGCCGCGTTGCTGGGATCTTTAAACACCGCCGCCGTGGCTGGCAGCTCTTTAGCCAGCTTTAAGTAATCCACCGAGTCCAGTTTGGCTTTACGCTCCACCGTCTCCCGATCCAGCCGCACCGCTTCAATAGGCAGCTGATAATCACTAGCCAACTTACGCAAACGCGCTTCAACGTCCGGCTGTTTATCCGCTGCGCTGACCATGGCTTGACGCAAATCAGTTTCTTTTTCTCTCTGGAGTCGATCTAAATAAGGATTATCACTCATGTATTTGCGTGTTTATTTTGGCTAGATACTCGGCATAAGTTAAATTCCGTGCTTGCATGGCGGTAAAACCACTGTCGCACCGTATCCCTACCCGCTCTAAAAACCATTCCATTAAGTCCTCACTCACTGGGCCATAACCTAAAATCCATTGTTTATCTGCTTCGCCCTGTGTAGGTTTCATTGTTGAACATGATGCTCAATAATGTATTGCTCTAAAATGTCGTTTTCGGTGATAGTTTTTCCTGGATAAGTTTCTCGCAAGCCAATAATAATCAACTTGCGTTCATCATCCGGCACTTGGATTTGGTCTGTTTTATCCAGCATCACTGCCGGTTTTTCATTGGTTCCCCACAACATCCCTTTAACGCCCACTTGCGTAAACATTTGCGCGGCAACAGTTCGAATTTCATCCATTGTCAGTTTTTTTCCTTTGTCCAATTCGGCATCACGTACCCTGGTTTCAAAGGTATTCCAGATTTTGCCGACGGTGGCGGCCCCTTTGTCATTTGTTGGCGTAGGATCAATCCCGGCTTCAACCATAAATTGATCCAGAATCTGCTTCGGTGTGCGCAATTGGGTTAAGCTGGATTCGCCTTGATTCAGCAAGGTTTGCTGCTCTTCCGTCAGATGCTTAAATTCGCTGTCGTTCAGCTTGTCCCGCATAGACATCAGATTAGTGGTTTTCAGTAATTGTGGGTCATTTTTCAACTGGTACCACAAACCCCAATCGGTTTGAATCGGCTCCCCTTCACTGACTTTCTTGGAAAAGTTCATCACCTTATCCACATCCTCAACCGGTACTTGTCCGCGCAGGGTGGCGGGTAAATCATCCCACTTGCCGCCGTTGGCCAATACCGTGCGCATGGCTTCCGCAGTCGCTTCCTCTTGGCGCTGTTTAATGGCTTTGTTTTGCAGGTTAAACTGCTTTTCGACCAGATCCAGGGTTTCTTTTTGCAGCGTGGGGCTGGCTGTGTCGCCCAGTTTCGCTAAAGCGGTTTGTTGCGCTTCTTCCAGTGTTGGCTTGGGATTCTGGCCTTGACCGGCTGAAAACGCTTTCATGTTCTTACTGACATAGGCTTGCGTTTCGGCAGGCAAATGCAGTAGCCAGTCATTGCCATATTGATCCAGTGCGACTTTAGTCGCACCCGGTCCCGCGTTGTAAGCGGCATAAGCCAGCGATAAATTACCGTTAAACGCGGTTAACTGCTGGCTGAAATAGGCTTTTCCCAGGGCTTTGTTGTACTCAGGATCATTCCGGTACCGGTTTTCATCCCAAGGCAACCCGGCCAGTTTGGCCGCTTCCGGCCCGGTATCCGGCATCACTTGCGCAATGCCTACCGCACCTTTGGGGCTGGTGATGGTTTGGCCGTTTTTAAACTGTACACCACCGGATTCAGCCTGCAGCAGGATGTTAAACGCCCGGTCGTGTTCACTGGTTTCCATGCGCGGATAAACCTCACTGATCACCTGCCGAGACACATCAATCGCCTGCCGCCGTTCCTGTTCGCCGGTAATCAGCTTATAGGCTTTTAGCATGTCGTTGCTGTCCATATGTGGACTAAACTTCTGCAAAATCCGCGTCGCGCTGGCGTGATCGCCTTGCGCCAAACTGGCGTCAATGGCTTGGCTTAATGCGCTGGATATGTGCTGTTTGCCACTACTGGCCCCCAGTTCAACGCTACCATGCTCTAAATGCCCCAGGTCTTTACTGGCCTGATCAATCAGCGCAATGGATTCATTCAGCTTGTTTTCGTCGTTGTAATACAGCGCCATGCTGCGCGTGGCGGTATCGATACCCGAGGCTAAAACCCCGCGCTTATACACCCGATGCTGTTCGGCCTCATGGCCAATCAACTGCCCGCGTAGGTTAACGCTAGTGGTTTGGGCATGTTGTTGAAACAGTGAGCGCTGATACTCATTGCCCAAGTCGTTCATCAACTCGTCAATTTTCTTTTGACGATTTTCTAAAACATTGTCCGGTAAAGGCTTGCTGTTTTGTTGGCTAAAGACATCCGCCCCGCGTTGGTTTCGCCAGCCGGTTTCACTAAACGCGGCATCCTGATCATACGCTTCCAGCTGATTAGCCGCGTCTTGTATCCGCAACCTGTTGGCGTCATCCACTTCTTGCCGATATAGCTGCAAGGCTGTGTTTTGCGCTTGTCCGGCGACATCGTTTACCGTGTCCAATGCTTGCACAGTATTGGCACCGATAAAATCACCGGCCCGCCGCGATTGGTAGCTAACTTGCTGCCGTGCGCCCGGTAAACCTTGTTGTTGTACGCGACCGATATCGGCCACAGGTACCTTAATAGCCATTACATCGGACTCCCGCCGCCGATAGCGCCACGACCATTCCCACCGCCGCCACTACCGGCACCTTTAGTGCCGCCACCTTTAGCCCCAGCGCTGGCATACAACGAAGCAGAACTCAGCAAAGACCCGGCAAACGCCATGCCGCCCGCTACACCAGGATTCGAGTTTTTAGCCCGCCATCCTTCAAAACCAGAATTGGCTATCTCGATATTGCTTTGATTGATGTAATTATTGCTTTCCAAGTCATAACCCCAGGCTTTCCGGGCGGCATTGCTTTGGATGTTGTTGACTTCGATCTGTCCCAAATACTCGGTACTGGCTAATAAATCCAGCGCAGATCCTTGCGTTAAATCTACCCCACTGGCGGCTAGTGATGCCCGTTGTCGCCCAATCAGTTGCTGCCGTTCCAGCATGGCATTCTGTGCAGACTGTTCGCCGCGTTGTAACGCATCGCTGCGGTTCCAATTAGCAATCTTGGCGTTATTGGCCGCGACAATCGCCGCGTTATTGTCCAACTGGGCTTGGTAGTTGGCTTGTTTGCGTTGGGCATCGGCCTGCATGCCTGCACTAACCCCCGCACCAATGGCAGCCACAGCGGCTATTGCAACGCCTACATAAACAACACTCATGCCGCTAACCTCAATGATTCAATGTTGACCTGCCCAGCCTGCCGATAATCAACGGTTAACTCATCCCCCGATAAAATGTTATACAAACTAATTAACCAAATATCAGCGCTTTTATCTGCCCACATGATGCAATTAGGTACCGCTGAATGATTCACATAACGCCCTGCAGGTGTTCGCTTTCCCGCAACTCTGGCCGGAGCAATCACCTTGTCAACAGGAATATCGATATCAGAAAACAAGCCTTGCCCCGCAATAGCCGAATCTTTTAGCGATAAATGCGCGTAAAAATCCGGCAAATCAATCAAATCATCGGTGTTTTGCACCATGTCCTGTACTTGCTCTTCAGTAAAATGCCATTCGGTTAAAAAGGCTTGGTAATCCAGCCGATCTTGTTCACGGGATACGTTTTCAACGTAATGACGGTGATATTCTTCAAACGTATCACAGACCAATAACGACAATAATTCGTCCACGTTTTGCGTAGTTGCGGGGTGATACGTTACAAAAATAGTATCTTCAATCGCCAACCCTAAGCGCTTAACACCAGGCTTAGAAACAAAAGTATCCCCGGCTTTCAGGTGTTTATAGCCCTTATGATCCATCACTTTAATGTCACCTTTGGCCACCGTGCATAGGTGTTCGGTTTTGTGGATCTTACCGGTTAACGCGCTTCCTGCCGGTATATGCAACTCACGGGCATAAATACCATTAGCAAAATGATGCACCACTTTAAATTCTAACGGAGGCATGGTCTTCATGCGCTCTTCAATCGCTAAAATGGCATGTTGAAAATTCAACGCTTCAAACTTCTCTAACGTATTCATTCCGCCTCTTCTCAAACTGATAGACAGGAAAGCCCGGTACCCATTCAGGCACAGGCGTTAAATCAAACCCCAACGATTGCACCCAGCGTATGGTTGCCGTGTTGCGGGCATCCACGACATTACGCAGAATCGGCCAGTGGGTTAAAAAAATGGCAATGGCTTGGTGTGCGCCGATGGTGATGGCTTTCATGTGCTTCATCATGGCCTCGGTGCCTAATAACCAGGGCACCCCAACATTAGACAGCAGCGTATCCGCTGCGCAGCCGGTCATGATCAGCATTTCGCCATCCCATTCGACCACGGTTTGCAGCTCGGGCAAAGTGCGTTCATATGCCCATTGCACAGCTTGTGCTGCCGATGGATAGCCCGTAACGGCCAATTCATCGACATCCGCTTGCCGTAAATGCTTGGCTAGATAATCCGCGTCGGCTTGGGTTGGTGTGCGTAACGTCAAGCGCTCTTTAAGGCGTCTATCCACCGATAGCCACCTCGGCCGCCACATACACCACCTCAAGCGGTAAGGGATCATCTTGACGAATCAGCACTTGCCCGGATTGATTCCAGTTGGATTGCACCACTAAATCAAACTCGCCGGTTTTTAACTCGATCGGTGAACCGTAGGTTTCAAACATGCGTAATTTAATCGGGGTTAAGTGGCTTTCATCCGGCCCCGCACTAAACGGCCCAGAATCGGCAATCCTCACCCAAACCTTATTCACGTTTTTAATCCGACTTTGCCCTAAGGTTTCATCTTGAAAATACGTCGGCAAGGTTTTTAAATCCGCCGTAATCGGCAAACCCACTTGGGCCTTGGTAACTGCAACCTCTAAGGTAATCTCACCGGCTTCAACTGTTTTTTGGGATAAAACCGCCCCATCACCCAGCACAGACACGGTTTTCCCTTCCAAGTGATCCAAGCCGCTGATGGTAGTGGTGGCGGTACCACTATAAGTCAAACCACAATCCACAAAAAAGCTATCGGCCAAGGTGGCAGCATCCCGCAAATCCAGATACTCCACATAGCGCTTTTGTACGCCGTCGATCGTGCGCTTAACGATCACATACAGCACATCGGCGCCGTTTTCGTTGATGGTACAGCAGCTTTCAAACTGCCCATCGGTTTCATGTTGATGCCAAGCGGCAATCTTTTGCTCAGGAACATAACTCAGACCTAGCAGCTTGCCGGATGTCGAAACACACCACAAAATTTGCCACGGTGCGCGACTGTAAGCCATGTCTTTAATCGTATAGCCATCAAACAGATGCGAGGCTAATAAGCTGATATCGCCACTTCTGAAGCCGTTGCTTTGCCAATCATAGGTAAATTCCCGAATATGACCGCCTTGCGCGGCTTCATACAGCAAGTAATTGTCAATGACTTTCGGCTGTACGTTGGATGCCCCAACTTGCGATTGTGATTTGATATTGATAGTCGAAGGCGTCAATGGCCCAGTGCCGGATGAAGCCACCCGCCATTCATTCGCCGCCGTCAGTACAATCAGATCCTGCAGGTTAATCAAATGCCGCACAATGTCCGAGCGGTTGGCCATAATCCTAAACCGCAAAGCATCGGAATCTTGCGACGGTACCGAGTAAGCCAAATTGGTTTCACTGCCGGATTGAGTCGCCCAAACGTTCATCGGGTCAGTTTCAGTCCCGGCAAAATACCGCCGTTGCTCGTAATACCCAACTGCAGTTGGATAATGATCAGCACTGTTAAACGGGTTGTCTAAAATCGGCAAAGTGCGCGTCATATCGGCCATTATATTGTCATCGACCAACGTTAAAGCCGCAGTTTGCCCGATAAACCCATAAGCCCCACTAGCCGACTTATATACGTTGTACATAGTCGCACCGGTCACAGCTGGCCAGGTCACAGTATTGTAATTGCCGGTTAATGTCAGGTTGTTGCTGACGGTGTTGGATACCGGGGAGGCTAAAGACTCTTCCAACCCACGGTCATTCAGCGCCGTGATTTTATACGTGTAATCTTTATTGGGCCCACCACCGGGAGAAGTGGCTGTTACCGTGCAGCTGGCCGGGGCTGTGGACGTGGGCGAAAACGCGATATCGGTGAGTGTCCAATTCGTATTGCCTAAGCGCCTTAACTCTTTGGGTGGATGATTGGGGTGTGTCAGCGTGATGACATCGCCAGACTGCACAAAATGCACATCAAACAATTCATCTTCAGCGTAGGGCGTAACGACTTGATAAGGAACTGGGCTTATCGGTAACAGATTCAGCGTGCCGCCCAGGGCATGAAACCGAAAGTAAAACCGCCCCATTTCAATAGCAAAAGCTTGTGTAGTGCTGAAGGTAAACGGAATCAAGCGGGTTTTGTATTCGGATGTTCTGGTTTCATTCACAAACCGCAACCCAGGCCGATTCATCGCGCTACCGTGCGGCAAGGCAATAAAGTTTTTGCAGGTTTCCAATCCTGATTGAAAAGCGGCAAAATCCAGCCGACCGAAAAGACGCGGCGATAACTCACCGCCTGAAAAAGACTGTCTTAAAACACGGACGTTAGGCATTACAATCGCGCGGCATGCGTTGCCGGAACGTGATCAACTACCACGCGAACACTTTGCCCATCCCGCTCAATCGCCCGCTCTTTCAGTTGCATGGCCAGCGATAACAGCTTATTGCTGGCATTCACCCCAACATCCCCTTTCAGCATCGGCCCGGCTAGATGACTGGCCAGTAAAGCGGCCAGATACTGCACAAAAGCCGGGGTAAAATGCAGGCTCAAAACAGACGATGACACGTAATACAGCGTAACAGGCGTGACATTGCAGTACAGCACTTGCGCATCATCCGACGCTATTTCCTGACTGTATTGAATCAATTGCTGATCAACCCCAGCGCTTTTTAACTCCACAATCGAAACCAGATCAGAAGGCACCACATAACAATAATCCCATTCATCACTCGCGTCATTGGTGCGAATGGCCAACGTGACGCGTCGAGTCGCAAACCGCCAAGTATGCTCATCCAAAGCCGCCGCTAACGCTAACGGATAAAACAAGCTGCAATAGTTAGCCTGTACAGAATTGTCAGGTGGTGAAATGCTGGTAATGTTGGCCGAGTCGCCTAAATGCGCCAAGGCCAAATTGCAAATGTCAGCGGCAGATGTTGCCATTATTTAACCCCTTTAGCCGCGCCTTCAACGATCAAGCTTAGGCCTTGGTTGATTTGTTTCATGCCTTCTGTGCGTGAGTTGCTGGAGGAATCCAGCTTTAACAGCCTGGAACCATCCGCATGCGTTTCAAACAACGCACCGGATAACGCCGTATTAGTCCCAAACTCCCAGCCTTCCGCTATTGTTGACCCGTCGGGCTTGGCTTCATAGGTGATATGGCTGCAAGCTGTGGTAAACAGCAAAATGATAATCAGTTTCACGGCTTTGCCTTTAAGCCTAAGCCACCGGCAACCGTTTGGCCGATCAACAGAATAGGCATAATGTCTTTATCAATGAAATAGCCAATCGTGGCAAATATGGCGGTCATAATCCACACGGCTCCGCGTTGTGTAGTGCGGCTTTTCCAGTCTATTTTATTCATGATACAGGGCCTGTTTGTCTTTCTAATCCCTGCATGATTTGTGCAATAGTCAGAGTTTCAAACCAAACTTTTGGTTTGTCATTTAAAAGATCATAATTTGTTCCGTCACTGCTAACATTAATCCTCATTTCTGTCACAGTGTTATTAAGCATGTAAACGCGGGTGTTATCTACAATATTACTTGTTTGTGTGTTATTTTGAATAACAGACGCCCCGGCAAATGTTACGCAGTCATTTCTATTGCCAGCATGTTTAACATAAACATGTGTAGCACCGGCAGGGATAGGTATAGCTTTTAATCGTCTCCATGCTGCATTAACAGTAGCTGTCCCGAGCGTTGTATCCCATAAACCAGACTCAATCTCTGGAACAACGTTAGCTGTAACAGGATCATCCCATGTAATAAGGTTTTTTAACGAATAAGGTGCAATAGTGCTAACAATATGATGATAAAGTCTAATAGCGCCTAAATGATTTGGGTGGGTAGTGTCTAAATAAAAGGTATTAAATTTTTTATTATAAATGTCTGAATAAACAGCATAACCATCAATTAAAGGCAAACTTCTTTCATAAGCTATTTCTATATAAATATTTTGTAAAGAAACATTTCTTGAAGGCGTTCCTGTTTTGTTGGGTGTAACTAATACAATCGCCGTGTTAGGCTTGGCTGTTAGTATTGCATCAATACTGTTCAATATAGCGGTTTTAGTTTGGGCTTCTGTTAGCGCTTTTGTGCCCATATCGTTTATGCCGAATGAGAACTCCAAAATTGTTGTGCTACCAGTCCCTGAAATCTTTGCAATAGTTGTTGTTTGCGTAACAGCACCAACATTAGCCAACCAATCAGTTGCAGATTGACCACTTAAAACATCGGCATCAACTGTTATATTGGGTGTTATTTTTGAAAATAATTTTGCTGCAATTATTTTTTGAATAGATTGTTTTGCGCCAGCAAGACCAGAATATGGCGTTTCTCTGGTTGAATCCCCGACAATCAAATAGGTGCTAGCCGTGCCACTAAAGGCGTTTTTAATAATTGTTCGAGCTTTATTTAAGTTGACAGGATCAATTTGGAAAGAATTATTAATTTTTTCCTCCCCATCTATACCGATATGCCCCACCTGTTTACCAGTAAATGGATCATATAAATTTGGAAGATTACCGGATATAAACCCACTCATAACTCTAACCCCTTATCATGTGAGTCATCTTCAAAACGATGACGCATTGCAATTTTGTTTAGTGCTGTCGCCATGGCTTTGATGGCTAGATTGGTTTCAGACTGCCGACTATCGACAATCCGCCCCCATTCCTCGCGCTCTTTAGCGTGAAGATCCAGAATTCGGTTGATATCCTCACGATTTTTATCCAGGATATTTGACAGGGTTTTAGAAAACGCATACAGGACAAAAAACAGGGCAAAGATGATCAGCCCAATCAGCCCGCCCGAATTGGCCCATAGCGTTGGATCAGCTATTGGCGGCATCGGTCAGGCCTCCTGTAACCACGTGCGCCGGGTTTTTCAACAAAGCACACGTGTTTTATCATGCGGTCGTTTCCCCTTCTTCGTACACCTCCGCAGCTAAGCTGTCATCGATATCATCGGTTGATTCAATCGCTGCAGGCGCTTCGGTTTTGGTACGAGTGCGGGGTTTTTTGATATCCAACTCTGTCAGATTACCGCCGATTTTCATGCCGTCGGGGAAAGATGTTTCAAACTCTTCCCCCTCTTGCACCATGCGATTTTCATGACTCAGCCAGATTTTGACGTTTGCACGATACTTAGCCATGATTACGCTACCGCAAAGCCGCTAGGGTAGTTTTTACCCACGCTTGGGGCTTCATTCGCCACATAACAGGTAAATTTACCCGCTGTCAGTGGCCCAGTGGCCACCACGTAACGCACGCCCAAATAACGTTGGCCCACCGGTTGCGCGGCCAAAATAGAATCAACCAGCTCTAACGATATAGGTCGTCTGCTTAGGGTTAATTCCGCTTTGCCAATCGCATCGGTTTGCACAATGACTGTCGGGCTGGATAAATCCGCCGCCGCCGAGCTGATAATTTGAAATGTGACGGTAGCCGCGCCTGCAGCAGTTGCTGCTTCATCGACATCAAACACAAAATACACATCGCTACCAGGCCCCAAATCCCGCGCGGTTTTAAGGTCGATAGTATTGGTAGACACCGCTGTAGCAGTCACGGCTTGCGCTAGTGATAGCGCCAATAATTGATCTAATATCATTGTTCCCCCTTAAGAAACCAGAGTTTCAGCAATGCCCAACTGATCCACACCGCGCACAGGAATGCCCATAAACTTAAGGGTTTGCATGGTGGTACCAAATTGGGTCAGTGATTCGTTAATGCCCAGCGCTGAACTGGATTTTTCCAGGGCTTGAATCATCAGGCCTTCTTTAATGGAACGATTGGCATAAAACGCCGCGCGGCCCATTTGGAAGTTAGGGATTCTGGCAATCGCTCGCATCATCAACTTGATCAAGTTGGTGGATGCTGTTGAAGCTTGGGTACCGGTCACGCCCACCCAATCCGAAATATCAATATTGGCAATGCGCACCACATAACGCCAGTCTTTAACTACCAAACCGGCATCCCATTGGAACAATGAACGTGCCGCCTGATAGTAGTTATTGTTGGCATCAACGACGGATTCTTCGCCTAGATCACGGTTTTGCAACCCGGCTCTTGAGCCTTTAGGGAAAGGACAAAACACGGTTTGCTCACCCCAGACCACCAGATAAACCGAAGCATTATCAGAACCGGAACCGCCGCCTAAAATCACGTTTTGCCCATTACCGGCAGAAGATGAACTGTAACGCGTAGCCAAACCGGAAAAGGTTTTAAGATCCACGCCCACATTACCGTTAAAAATCTTGCCAACCATCTCTTGAGACATGGCTTCCAAGAAAGCCGACTCTTCAGATAGTCTAAACGCCGCACTATTGCCGTTCAATTGCAGCAATTTGGCGTCAATGTGTGATCGGGATTCCAACATCGCACAAGGTTCAGTCACTTGGGCAGTGGTAGATTTGCTGGATGGAACACCTTGGTTATAAGCACGCCAGTAAACATCTGGCAAACCAGTTCTAACACCAACCACGTGGCTGGTAGGCTGATTTGCTTCTTTGTAAACCACGTCTTCAAGGATTTCGTTTTGTTGCGACAGTAATTCTGCAACGGGATCGACCTTTCCATCGGGAGACATGCGTTTAGACATGTCCAACAATGTCAATTGGCCTGTGGATAAAGTAGCCATTTTTTAAACCTCCTAGGGGTTCATGTTGGGATAAAGAGTTTGCGCAAGGCTTTTTTGCGCAGTAGGTACCTGAGCGCCTCCCGGCATTAAGGTATCTTCCGACACGGCTTTCCCTGCCTTGACAAACGCCTTGATAATTGCCGGATGGTTGCCCAGGCCGGTACTATCCAAAACCGCTATCAATTCATCCGAGCCAAAAGCGTCCATCGCTTTTTTGGCTGTTGCTAAATTTTGTTGCAATTGATCGCCGCCGATTTCTTTATCATTGCGGGTTTCATCGGCCCAGGCATTCACGCGTTGGATTTGATCTTCCTGAGCTTGAGCCATAATCTTTTGGCTTAATTGAGCGCCCATGTTGATCAACTGCTGTGCCTGGTCTTGATTTAAGCCAATCGCTTTGGCGGTTTTAGTAAACTCGCCAAACAATTGCTGATCCATCTGCACATCTTCAGGTAGCTGAAAATCGGCATAGTCAGGGGTTGACGCACCTTCGGCAGATTCTGCCTGGGGTGCGTCTGTGGTTGCGTTTCCTACGCTTTCGCTTTGTGTTTGTTCGGTAGTGGGTGTTGTGTCCGTTGCAACAGGCAACGAGTCAACAGCACCGGTTTCAGTCGTCGGTGTGTCCATTAAATTCCTCAGTCATTAATTTGAGATATAAATCCGGTAAGGTCAGTATTTGCGCATTCAGCCAAATCCCCACATCCCGCCGACCTTCCCGAAAGGCCGAGATATCCGATTGGCTAGGGGTAAAGCTGGCGGCATAAAGGCCGGTATGGTTTAACAAGCGCCGGATAACGCGCCGACCGGCTTCAGTTTCCAGAACGCTTTTAAGGTCGTTTTGATCAGCCAGCGCTTTTAATTCGGCTGCTTCTTGCTGTTGTTGGCGTATTTCGTTATCAGCCCAGGCTAAAGCAATATCTACATGTGTCATCGTGCCGCCTGCATCACATCACCGGCCATAGTGCCCGGTTGTGTCGATAACTGGCCGACTTTGCCCAGCATATCCGCGCCTTGTTGCAATGCCGCTTGTTGTTGCGCAACCTGCATTTGTTTTGCCCGGTCTTGTCTAATCAATACCGCTTTTTCCATGGGGACCACTAACTTAGGATCAGTCCCCAATTTATCCGCGTACATTTCCGCAAAATAATCAGAGTCCAAGCGGTCCAGTACATCGGGTTTCATAGCAGCCAATTGGCCCAAACTCATCACATAACGATCAGCGTTATTAAGGCCAGCCATTTTTTGCGCCTGAGCCAAGATAGACACGTATTCGATATTGATATCATGCCCTTCAATCTCAGGCGGGGGTGGTGGCAATAAGCCGCCTTTCAATGCACGAACAAACAAGGTTTCAACAGCAGGATCTAACAATTCATTATTCAAACGCTCAACCACCGGGCCTAGCATCATCATCTTTTCTTCGTGCCGCTCCAACACTTCGGTAGCTGTGGTTTTGCGGTCCAGCTGGGTAATCATCGTAAACACATCGGCATAAAATGCACCGTACACACGATCACGCACATCCTGTATATCCATCAACAGATTGCGCAGATCCAGCTGCACTTCAAATGCAGTCTTAATGCCGTTCGGTGCTGATATCGGATCGTAATAACTACGGCCACCGGGCAGCGTATCAATCTCCCGGTTTTTCATCGCGGCAGGAATCTGCAAAGGGGGATTGGCTTGGAAGTCGATAGCTTGCGACTTACGCAACTGTTCGGCCTGCAGCTGCTTCACATCGCCCAAAGCATCCATCGCGGGGGAATGGCCGTAGATATCGCCACTTGTCAACATCCAACGCGGGGCTAAGCATGGGAACTGATTAAACCCTGATTCACGTAAAACCTGATTCGTTTCACCCACTTCCCAATACACCGAGCGCCAAGGCATGTTGATGCCATCACGCTTGGTATAGTCACGCTCAGTGCGTGGCTCAATGCCATGGCGGATAGCAACCCATCTATCCATGTGGCGGCTGTCATACGAGGATTTTGTAGTGCTGGAACAGGATTCGTAGCCAAATTCTTTAACCACCGAGCCAACCGACGCTTGAAACTCCCGATACAACGTATCCGCTTCGCCGCGCCAATTGCAGGCGATCATGTACTCACCGGCTGTAAACGGATGCAAATGCACCACGTTTTCAAAGTCATCGGCTAAAAACACCGCGCCGGTACCATAAGCGCCAAGCTCGTCATACAGATTATGCAAAGCCCGATAAAAATTGCTGCGGGACATAATGCCCTGCAATATGGTCGTGCATTCATCCAGCCAGATTTTAACGGGTTGGTACCGCATCAAATCCGTGTCCATCATAGACAACTGAAACCAAGGGCGTGACGGGCTGGTCATGCCAGACATCAAGCCAGCGGATAAAATCCGCAGCGCCTTGGTGCCGGTATTATCAATAATCTGCTGATGACGTTTTTCGCCGCGATTACGTTGCTCTTCAAAAAAGCGACCGGAGCGAGGCAATAAAAACTGCGATATCTCTTTCCAATGCGCCATCCAACTCGCCCGCTCAGTTTTGAGCGCTTCAAAGCGATTATTCAGGCATTGGATGGGATCATTGCTCATTAAACGCCGCCTAACAGGGTTTTACGGCCCAGCTTGTCTTGTTTAATCGGGTCGCCTAGGCCACCGGTTAACAAGGTGCTAGTCACTTCGCCGCGACCTTGCGCGATATTTTGCGCAGCCACATCATTTCTAACCGCCGCCGCTTGTGGCACTTTAGCCAACTGAGGGGGTGGTGGTGGTGGTGGTGGGGGTGGTGGTGCTTTAGGCGATCCACCGCCGCACAACAATTTGATAGGCAATAGGCCGAACACGTATTTTTTCATGCAACTCATCCATTCATCATGGCAAAAGGATCGTGGCCGCGCCGGATATCGCGCGGTTGATCAAGTAATGGGGATTTGAATTTTTTAGCCACCGGAAACGCAAACGACAAGGCCAAGGCGTCTGCCTTGTTGGGCGATGGAAGCCCGCGTTGTTTCATATCGGCTTTGCTTTCTAACTGGATCTTGCCATCCATGCGCGCCACAGTTTCAGGATTGATCAGATCGTCATACAGCTCTTTGTCATCCGGCAAACAGCCGCCAGACTTCAACCAATCCCGCATCAGCTTCCACATTTCCGCCCGTTTATTCAGGCATCCTGGATCACTGGCTTTACTGCAAAACCATACCAGCGTCCATTCTCGGCCCATGGTTAAACCCGCTGAAGCAATCCCGGTACCGTAACCCGCATCAATAAACACCGCGTCGGCATTATGTTCATCTTCCAGCGTGGCCAAAATGTTGGCTATTTGAATGTCATTGTCGTTTTTGGCAATCGACCGAAGCACTTTAAAGTAAAGGCCTTGCCGTAACGCAATCACTAACGCATCATCGCCTTCCCAGGCTGGATCACAGGTTAAAATAACGGGGGCAAATGTGAATTGCTCAGGGCGTAAATGACGTTGTAAAGCCGCATCAACATCATCCGTAGCAATAAACTGCTTTGCGGATAAGCTGGGGAACATGCCCCTAACCCGCACTTTGACAATATCGCTATCAAGCCCATGGTCATCCACCATTTTTTGCAGTTGGGCTTTATTCGTCCCCTCTACATCGCGACTATCGATTTGCTTAGTAATCCAGCGATGGCGATTTTTACGGAAGCATTCCCTAAATGCCCCGCTGTTTCGGGTGGGGTTGCCGAAAACAATCCAGATAATTTCCGTATTGGCATCGGTCAATGCACCTTCAGCCACTTCCCACACTGAATCATCGATAGCAGAGGCTTCATCAAAGATCAGTAATATCCGCTTGCCTTCGTTATGCAGACCGGCAAACGCTTCAGTATTGTTTTTCGACCAGGTGACAAAGTTCGCTCGCCATTCCCGGCCATGCTCTTTGTCTGTGCTGGCGATGCTGGTAGCTTGAACATCAAACCACGGTGCGGTAATGGATAACCGCTGCCACTTGCCAATCTCGGGGCTGGTTTTGGTTTTAAGCTGGCTATCGGTGTTGGCTGTGATGACTACCTTGCAGTCTTCGCACGTCGATAACGCCCAATTCACCAACATGCCCAGCTCTGCAGATTTGCCGATACCATGGCCGGACGCTACCGCAATTTTTAGCGGCTCGAATCGCGTCTCAGAATTGTTTAGGTGATCCCTAATAACCCCGTTAATCTCCGCTTGCCAATGTCGCGGCCCGGAATGATTAGCAAGTTGCCCGTGGCCCCAATCAAACGCCGATAAAGCCCACCGTTGCGGGTCTTTGTCACACTCGGCAGCCAGAGCAATAATTTCATCCATTCAGCCTGTTACGTGCCCTTGCTAGCCTGTCGGCCAATTCATCCGTCACATCCAGCGTTACTTTGTCATTCAGCATGCCTAAATGCCGCGCGGCTAAAGTCTGCGCATCGGTTTTGCTCCAGAATTTCAGCTCTTGAGTCTGGCCGATCACATTGCCGTCAGTGTCTCGAATCTCAGTGGTTTTAATGCCAGAAATGGCAAAGGCGATTTCATCAGGCCATTGTGACGGCGGCAACAGTTTGTCAGTGTCGTCGTAAGCCTTCCGTGGATCTGCAAAAGCGATATAGCCGATGTGGCGCAAAACGTTATCTTGTCTAACCTGCAAACGCTCTTCACGCTCACCGCGCAATAGCTCAACAATTCGCTTGATTTCCGGCCTTGACATCATGCGGGTGGCTTGTTGCCGTGCCGACTTTTCAGAAAACCCGGCATCAATCGCCGCTTTGGATTGATTGACCGTCAGCAGCAGATTCAAACAAAACTGATATTCACGATCACTGACCATTTCACGCAATTCATCCAGCGTCATATCAGGCGTGACAATTTTCATGGGGACACCAAAAATGTAAACAAAAAGACACGCTAAACCATTGTTTTAAAACTTAAAACAGCGTTTTAGAGTCTTTTAAGCGTCAAATGTAAACGTAAGAGTAGGATAGAAACAGCCCCAGAATCCGCCGAGAATAGCGACAGAGCCGCACCTGGAAAAATTCCAAAAAAAAAGCCCAACTGTTTCCAGACGGGCTTTTGGTATTTTGGGAATTTATAACCTGTTTTTGGGTCAATGTCAAATGTTGATTTTATAAATAACCTATAAAATATTTGCTATACTTAAAACGTCGTGACGGCAGATTTGCCGCCGCACAGGCAGCTTAGAAATGTGTTTTTATATTTGTATTCGCCGTCACGACGCCACATCAAACAAATATTAACCAACCGCTTTAAAACCCCCATTCCCCCGCTGCACCTCAGCATCCAACTCAACAACCGCCCGAACAATCTGCCGATAGCGGCCTTCCCACTGCCGACGCCAAACATTCCGCTCAATCCCAGCCGCCTCTTGAACCTGCCGACTCGATAACGCTTTCCTGCCGGTACCACCGCAACCGGTACAGGTTTTAAACCCAACCTGACCACGACCCTCACAAACATCGTGCACCATGGGCATCACCACCTCATAAGCCGCAATCGCGGCCAGGTTGCAAATCACAGGCTTACCCCGCTCAACCGGCCACCCTTGTTCAACAGCCATGCCAGCCGCTATAACACGCACCCAGGCAATCAAATGCCGCATAGCCTGTTCGTCATTGCCCCACTTAGCATAGGCCATCAGCGTAGCCCCATGCGTCAATCCGGATAAATACCCAGCCAGCTCACAACGCGACAAGACCACTCCGTTATTGGGTTGATGCCTTAGCTCATCTTTAAACAACGCCGATCCAGCAGTCAGTAATGCAATCAATTCCT